GTACGCATATTGGAGCGTAAGTAATGCTCTTGCTAAGGCGATACGCTAGCAGGTAGAGTTAACCCTATGAAAAAGAAGGGCAAGTACACCTCGGTCCAGATTGAGGACGGCAAGTGGTACCGGGTCCGGGGTTATACACACACTGAGTGTTGCGATTGTGCGCTCGTGCACAAAGAGGAGTTTCGATTGTTAGATGGCCATCTTGAATGGCGGGCTGTACGTGATGACAAGGCCACCCAAAACCGCCGCAAGGAACTAGGAATAAAGGTGACCCGTGCCTCAAAGACTGACGGATGAAGAATTCAAATTCTTGTGGGAGTCTTGCAATGGAGACGCCAAAAAAGTATCAGAGCGATCAGGAATTACTCTTAGACAAGTTTACAACCGGCGTCGGTTTTTAGAAGGCAAGTATTCGATTAGCCTGAAGGCTAAGACAAGACCCGTTGGCAATTACAACAACAGCGAAAAAATAAAAACAGCAGAGCGTCTGGATAAGCTGGCCGAAGCGCGGCAAAATCGTTATGAAAAAGAAATGGGCATTAACGTCAAGAATGGCGTGGTGCTCGTGGGGTCTGATGCACATTACTGGCCCTTGATCGTCTCCAAGGCGCACGAAGCCCTGTGCCGGTTAGCCAAGCAGCTTAGTCCGGTTGTCATCATATTGAATGGCGATGTGTTGGACGGCGCACGAATCAGCCGTCACCCGAGAAACCTGTGGGAAAAGCAGCCTTCGCTTAAAGACGAATTGGCAGCGGTTCAGGACCGTTGTGCTGAGCTGGAGCGTGCTGCGCCCAAGGCTGCGTTGATACGAACGATTGGCAACCACGACGCTCGTTTTGAGCGGTACCTGTGCGAGAACGCGCCAGAGCTGGAGGAGATGAGCGGGTCTACTTTGCTTGACTATCTTCCGCGCTGGCGAGCTGGGTGGGCCGTTCACATCAATGCGCAGACAGAAGGGTGGACCGTCGTGCGGCATCGGCCTGTATCGGGCGGCATTCATTCAGCCTATAACAGTGTCTTGAGATCCGGCGTGAACTACGTCCATGGTCACCTTCACAAGCTAGAGCACAAGCCGTGGGGCGATTACCGTGGCCGTCACTGGGGCATTGATTGTGGGACACTGGCTGACCCCAAAGGACCGCAGTTTGACTATACGGAAGCGGGGCCGCTCAACTGGGGCAGTGGGTTTTATGTATTGACCTACAAAGACAGTTGTTTGCTGCCGCCAGAGCCATGCATTATTGAACGCGGAAAAGCGTGGTTTCGAGGTCAGGAAGTCTAGGGAAACCGCACGCCGTCGGTCTCTACCTTCTGGTTTTGAAGCGACTCGACGTAAGCCGTAACGATGGCTTCGATAAACTCATCAAACTGGTCTGGCGTGAAATCGGTGAAGTTGTAGCATCCGGTCGCTTCGATAAAGTGTCCCGCAGCCACAGCAGCATCGTTCAGCGCCAGCTTCTCGTTGGGTGATTTGTCGATCATATAGTCATCCATGCACTTCATTGAACAAAAGCGTGCCCTAGGAAGCCTCCTTCCTTGTGGGGGGATGTACAAAAACCCCCGAGCCTCCCGCGAGCACATCGGACATAAACCGAAACTCCGTAATCTCCGTATATTTCCCATTTTTGCGTACTCGGATCTCAATGGGCTTGCGAATTGAATCTGACTTGGCAATGGCATCGGCAGTCCCACTCGGCAAGATTCCGGGGCCAGTCATGCGCTTCTGCCACCACTTGAGCGCCTTCTCGCGAGGGTAACCCTTATGGTCGAAGCAGACCCATTCGCTATAGGTCGCTAATCCGCAGCGGTACTCCACCCGCATTGAGTCGGGACTCCCGGCCTTCTTGTGCTGCCTGTACGCAACAGAGTTGACTTTTAGCCACTCGGACGGCGCGTTCATGCTCATTACAGGCAACGTAGTCGCCGTCTGGTCTATGGCAATCGGAGCCGGTGGCCATTTATAGCCACAATCGGGGCATTCAGACGTTCGAGTTGCGCATGCCCCGGCCCATGATCTGTATATACAAGCCGGTTGACTCGGTGGGCCGAAGTACGGCGAGCAGATCCACAATCGGCGCATTAAACCCCGTCGTCAGCACACCCATGGATGCTAGTGCCCGAATCTTGCCCTGCTTGAAGTCGCGGATGATCTGGTCACGCTGACTCGTGGGCGTGTCGCCAAAGATGGTTTCGCAGCTAATCCCGTAGCCCCGGACGATCTCGGCAATGTGGGTGGCGTGCTTGACTCCGGCGCAAAAGATCAGCCACGACTTGCGGTTAGCCCCCAGCGTGACGATTTCGCGCACTACTGACTCGTTGACATCCGAGCGGTCTACGGCGCGTTCCAACTCACCGGCTACGAACTCTCCACCACGAATGCTGACGCTAGAGACATCCAGTCGCGTCTTCGGCTGCTTGGACACGAGCTTGGTGAGGTATCCCTCTTCGACCATATCCTTCAGCTCAGCCTCATAGGAAATGGCGTCAAACAACGAATCGTCGCCCGTATGCAACAAGCCAGAGTCCAGTCGATAGGGCGTTGCCGTGAGACCTACCACGCGCATGTGCGGGTTCATTACTTTCAAGTTATTCAGAAACCGCTGGTACATCGTATTGGTCTTGCGAGGCACAAGATGCACTTCATCAATCAAAACCAAATCGACTTTGACGAACTGCGATGCCTTACGGTGTACCGACTGTATCCCACAGAACACAATCGACGGGTGATACTCGCGCTTGCCTAGCCCTGCTGAATTGATGCCTGCCGGAGCTTCGGGCCAAAGGCTTTTAAGTTCGTCGTAGTTCTGCTTGATCAGTTCGCGCACATGGGTGACGACAATGATCTTGGTGTCCGGCCATTGACTCAACGTCTGTCGGCAGAACTCCGCAATCACGACCGACTTGCCGGTTCCGGTTGGCAGCACAATCAACGGGTTTCCATCGTTCTCTGCAAAATACTTGAACGTGCTATCAATAGCTTCTTTTTGGTACGGTCTTAGTGTAATCATGAGTTCAGCTCTGGTTTTGGCAAATGCATGATAATTTTCATGGCAATGGATCTAATCTTCAAAAGCTCCGTCGTGTTCTCTGACATCACCATTGAGTAACCGTACAGATCCAAACTTTTCAAGATCACGATCATGTCGTCATCCGTCAGAATAAATTCTGCAACGACGTTCTCCTCTACTTCGTCGTCGTGTCCATCCATATCGTCCCATCCAGCAGTTTGTATTCGACCCAGTTAGGTCCCGAGTTTACCTGCTCGCCGGGAATCAGATCAGGGACAAAGAGGTGACTCTCGCAGCCCTTGACTTGGGCATCGGTATCCAAGTCCTTGTTATGCAACTCGCACTTCCAGCCACCCGTCTTGAGCGGTGTGCTATGTAAACAGGTGCGGCAAGATTTGTTGCGGGGCATGTCTTGTTCATGGCACATGGAGTGAAACGAACACCACTTGCACTCGTGCCACGCCGGATCGTTGCTGATCTTCAAAAAGGGACGCGGAGAGAAAATAATCCGCTTGGCTTTTTCGATGAACTTCTCAGCTTCGCCCTTGTCGTACTCGGTAACGACGCTTGTAATGTCCCGCACTCCCGGCGATCCTGCCGTCAGATAGTGCTTCGGGGCATCGAAGAAGTGCATGTACACTTGCGCTTGCGCGTAATACACCGGGTCCCACTTACGAAGTGCCGTAAATGGCTCTGTTTCTCCGAGCTTTTGTAACTTCTTGAACTTGACCTCGTTGACGATCTTGCATTCCCACACGTAAAGCGTCGTTGGGTCTTGCAGCAATCCAGTCATTAGTCCGTCGCAGTTACCGCGAAAGTGACCGCCCAATGCTTCAAATGAATGCTGGACACCGGGTTCCTTTTCCGTGGAAAGATCTAACCCCGGCACTTGCCGAAGTAAGTCTGCAACGACCTGTTCGCCCCGGTGCCCATCGTTAATTCGTCTCAGGCCCGCAGCCTCAATGAAGCCGCGCTTGACCCATCTGAAATTCAGCCACAGCTTGCGGTCGCATACATCCCCAATAGACGAAGCGCCAAGGTAGTTTCTTGGGCGACTTTCTTGGGCAGCTTCTAGCGCAGCATCAAGCGCAAGCAATGTGGGATCGTGTGTTTCTGGTAATTTGGCCATTAGGCAAGAATCTCCACTTCGGCTTCGGTTTCAATCCAGACTCTAGCCCCGCAAGACAGCGGCTTGTCTGGTGAATAAACAATTTTGGAAGGGCCTTTGATGGAGACTTCGTGAGCGTAAGTGTTGGACTTGTACGTCTTAACAGTCAATACAGGCTCTTTGGTATCAGCTTTAATGTTGCGCCGAATAGCGTGCTGATTCACATGCACTATTGTCTTCATAACCCCTCCGAAGAGGGGCGCGACACGCGAGGGAGCAAGTGGTGGGTGGGGATGCCGCTCTCTCGAATGCCGCGCCCCAACTGTTACTTCTTATGCCGTTCCCAAGGCTTCGGAGCAGCCCCAGCAGGAGCCGCAGCAACCGGAGCAACCGCCGCCTTCGGAGTATCGCTCAGGGCGTAGTAGCCGGGACGGGCTTCCAATGCGCCTTGCTTGTTCTCCTTGTGCTTGATAACAACCTTGATGGGCTTGAAGTGCAACTCCTGCGAGTCTGACGGCGGGAAAGCAAACCCCGCTGCCTTGCAAATCGCCAGAAGCTGCGACAGGGCAATCTTCTTGGTCTGCTCGTTCGGGTTCTCAATGTTGAGTCGCTCCCAGAACTTGCGACCCGGTGCGCTCGGCCCCGACAGCACATCGAACTCCAGCCACAGGTACTGGCCCGTTCCGGCCTTTGTGG